AATGAGTGTAACTATAGCAATAATAGTAATCAGATTCTAGTTGAACTGGTGATAGTGGAGGTCTCTCGGTAAATTTAGCATTATTTTCGGTTACCCAAATTAATGGTATAGTTACAACCGTATATGAATTATCAACTGTTCCAGTGTAGACACCAAAGCTTACTGTATAGACAGTAGTATCAATATCTGTTGCGGGATCGGCAATGATAGGAATAAATACGGGTAGATTCTTAGTCGCACCATTAAATGTAAAATTCTCTACTGAAACCTCGTAGTTAGAAGAATCTACAATCAGGGGAGTCTGTCTCGCATCTAAGAACCTAATTTCAGGGTTATCTGATTGTACATCTACATCAGTAGAATTATTAATGATTGTTCCGTTGTAATACACACGGTCTGGAGTAGCTTGTTTACCCTCAATCTTAATACTGCTGAATCCAGTGGACATTTGTTAAATGACACGGTTTTTTTATTTGAACTACTTACCTATCAAATTATATGTAAAAGCAGAAACGAATTGGTCTGGTGGTAACCCCGTGGACTCTACTAGCTTAATATATTCTGGTAATCTCAAATGCTTAAAGTATAGTCTAGTTGTACAATGACGTCCACATGTATTCATATTCATCTTATCTTTTTGGAATGGGTATGCGTTTGATTTAATTTCATATTGACTGTTGTTTAGCAGTTGCGTTAGCTTCTTGGTTGCTTGACCTAGTTCTTTTAGTTTTTTGGGGGTTAACCATTTGGATTCTCCATCAGGCTTATAATTTCCATATGGATCAAAATATTCAATTATATTAGAATTTCTATAGTTAAGTAAGCATACCCAGTGACCAGTACTGTGGTCTTCTGTTAGGTAAAGAAGCATAAGACGACCCTTTTCATCTAAAACATCATCTATTGTTTCTGCTTTATGTAGGTCGGTGTACGGGACTATTTTTAACGTTGGTATCATCTGTTGAATGTCAGACTCAGATAAAGAATATGATTCTATGTCTGGCATTTTATGTTGTAGAGCTTCGGCTTGCTGAATTGCTCGTTCTAACTCTACTGGCTTACGCGAAAAGGGTATTCCCTTTAATTGTGTGCGATAACCTTGTTTTTTACCGAGTTTATAAGGAACAATTAGTAAATCCATTTGTTTAATACTTATATTTAATACCTAAAGGGTCTTCCACGTCTTCTACCTAGACCAGCTAGATTATATGCTTCCTCTTCGTTCATAGCTACTTCAGGAACAGGAGGTACTACAGGTGCGACAGGAGTAGCCATTTGAGGAACCTGCTGTCCCATTGGAACTGGCTGGACGGCTTGAACGGCTTCTGCTCTAGCCGCAGGTCTATTTACTGGTGGTGAATACTGAACAGCTTGACTACCTAGCAGACGAGTAGTTAGTGTACTCATTACCTGATCACGAGCAGATTGAGGATCATAGACAGTTCTGGCAATTTCTCTTACTACTTGATCGCAGAGTTGAAACGTCTTGTAAATTTGGTCAATTGTGCGTTTACGATCAATGGGTTGAAAGAGCATATTCCTTATTTCCTCGCCTTCCTCGTTGTAGTAAGGACGGATTGATTCAATAAGTTTCCCAAGATGTCTTGAATAAACTGCTAGTTCATCAGGCTGAACTACTGAACCAACCTTTAGCAGTGCCATCAGTAGTTTATTAGCCGATTCTACAGTAGCAGCATTGAAAGTGGCAGAGCTAAAGGCAGTGAATAGAGAGGAGAAAATGGTGTCTAGCTCTATGTAAGGAGAAGTTGCGATAGGTGTGAATGGCTTGGCAGGTGCGCCAGATGAAAGTGCGCCATACTCTTCTGCTCTCTCCTTTAGACGCTTTGCTAGCCACTCCTGACCCTGCTTGGTTGTAATTACACCACCATGAAGACCACCAGAAGTTACATATTCCATAGGAGAACCCTCAAAGACACCATTGGAAACCGCAGAGCGTGAAGCAGGGAGTTGTTGGCGTTGAGAACGAGCAGTAACATTTAGGTGACCTTCCATACCCATTTTGGCTTTTTGCGTATTACGAACTCTATCCATGGCAACCTTATTGTCATGCTCAGCCCAAGGACTAGGTGAACCCATAACACCCTGAAATGGTCTCTCAACAGGTTCAGGAATTGTTCCTCTATGGTTCATATGATAAGCATGATCTGGAAAAATCCATGGTAGCATAGGTGTTGTCTGAAACGTTGGCATTTGTCTAATTCGTATATTTAAATTCTCTAATATAGACCGTTCTCTTTTACGTATTTAGAAGCTTGGGGAAGTGTTAGACCCTTTTCTTTCATAACTTTCTTTACAATCGCTCCACGAGCAGAAGGCTTACGTCCACCTACAGGTCTACTAGTGACTGCGGAATAAGCTGCGTCAGCCGCTTTAGAAGCACGATTACGTACGCTACTATAAACTGATCCACCACGCATACGTATTTCTTCTTCTAACTTCCTAAATTGTTCTTTTAGTTTCAACCTTTCTGCGGGTGAAGCATTTTTAGATTTTTCCACAAATTCTCGCTTTAGTTTTAAGAGTTCATCCTCTTTATCCATGCCACCACGAAATCCACCTTTACTAGAAGATGTAGTTGGCTTGAAAGTTGTCTTACCACCACGCATCTCTAGTTGTTTGATCTGTTTTTCTAGTTGTATTATCATCTCTCGTTTCTCTTTACTTGGGATATTAGACTCATCTATAGTATTAATTTTTTCTCTGATTCTATTTATTTGAGCTGACTCTTCAGAAGGTCTCGCAGCTACAGTAGATTCATACTTTCCAGTTGACATATCATAATTATCCATCTGCATTCCTTCATCGCGCATTGGTGATCCCTTATAACCAGATTGCATCATTCCATAATCACCCCTCATAGGCATCATGGTTGCCTCTTGCTTCTGCTCTCCAAACCCAGGAAAATTAAATCCACCACGTTTAGGTCTTTCTGGCATTTTTAGTCGTGGATCAGAAGGAGGAGTATACATACCACCACAATATTCCTCATCATCAGAACACTCGCATGTTACCTTACGACCACCCTTCGCGGCTCCTACAATAGTTAGAATAGGATTAATCTTCTCTAGAATTTGATTACCAATAGGTTGTAGAGCGCGAAGCCTTAACATTTGTCTTAGGAATTTGCCATTCTGAGTAATGAAATCAAATATTTTTCTAACCTGTTCATATCTGTCTTGTAGATATTTAACTGCATCAGCAAATTTTTGAGCTGCAGTCTTACCAGCTGCTCCTCCACACCTACTTCCTCCTATGCCTACAGAACCTAAAGCTGACTTAATTTGATCTGCGTAACTCTTAACATTTTTTAGCATATTTAGTCCCTTTTTAGCATCATTAAGTACGGGAATAAGCTTTCTAGCTATAGTCCTATCTTTTTCAGTAATTGCGGGATCTTGATTATTATCAATAATTTCATCCTGAATTCCCTCAATAATCTCAGGAAGTTTATCGTTAACAAGCAGGGCAAAGTTTAGCACCTTCTCACCATAATCAATAACCTGCTCTACGATCGCAGGAATTTCAACACCTAGAAATGAGCGTCCACCACGCATGGCACCTCCCTTGTGATGTACCACCATGTCCGTTATACTCTGACCATATTTTTTGGCAAGACGTTTAGCCTGTTCTACACTCATCGCACCACCAGTATTCACCATTTGTGTTTCTGCGGGCATTTTTTCCATTTGACCTGCGCGAGCAGGAGCTGTGGATTCTGCCCATCTGTCAAAGCCATCACGGGAAAATTGAACACCTTGACTAGTCCCACGTTCAGCCATTTTACCACGCATATATTCAGATTGGTCTCCTGTTGACATTTGGTATAAAGAGAAGAATTAATTTGAGGGCAATAAACAAATGCTGAGTAAGCCAGTCAGAGATTGTGGATGTGGTGGCGGAACAAACTGTATAACAAAGCATAAAAATCAATTCCGAGCATGGGTTGTTCAAGAAATGAAACGTCTGGATTGTGGATGTGGATGTAAGGGCAAGAAGAAATTTGAGCAAAAGTATGGTAAACTTGTTGGTGGAAAGCTCAAAGATTGTCCTCCTGGGTGGAGAAATGATGGGTTGACATGTGTGGAAAATTGTCGTCCAGATGAATTTGATGATGGGTTGACATGTAGAAAGAAATGTGAACCTGGATTTGTCGATGATGGATTGACATGTCGAAAACCAATTACATCTAGCATTGATCCATGTCCGAGTGGTTCTACAGATGTAGCGGGCACATGTTGGGGACCTGTAAGACAAGATTGTATTGATGATTGTTTCAAACATCCTGCTCCTGGATGTCGTACATATGAATGTGGTAGATTAAAGGGCGCATTTGGTGAAGATTGGGGTCCTAAGTTATGTACAGATTGTAATTTACGATGTGGACAAACATGTTGGAATGTTAATGGAATTACAAGACAACTACATGAACGTAATTTACGACTTTCTGGTGGTGAAGTTATTCTACAAGCAATTCGTGGAAAGAGAATTGAGGGACGTGTTGACTGGGAGGCAACAATAGGAGAAATTACGAGTGGTCTAGAAAATACCTTTGGTAATAATTCAGGATTAGCCATGTTATTTGACCCCGAGAAGAATGGTGTGGCAGCTGCTTTTAGAAAGTTTGGTGATGACACAAAGGGTGCCTTTGAAGAGATTGGAAGAAAGACCAAGGATGCGTTTGATAAAATGGGAGCTGACGCAAAGGCTGCTTTTGAAAAGTTTGCGAGAGACGCAGAAGGTAATCTAACTAATTTGTTAGGTAAGGAATTTATGGACAAGATGAAGGATCCTAAGTTCTGGATTGAAGCCGCAGCTGTTATGGCACAAGTTGGTGCGACCATTCTTGGTGTTCTTGTTACGGCTGGTACTCTAGGAGTAGGCGCGGCTGCGGGTGCTGCTATTATCATGGCTGGAAATATGGTTGCTCCTGCTATTCGCATGATTGGCAAGGCTGCTATGGGTGAGCCTATAGACGCATTAGACATCGCAGATATGGCTCTGAGTGCTATTCCTGCTCCTGGTCCTGGCAAAGCAGCTAGTTCACTCATTGGTAAGGCTGCTCAAGCTGTAATTAGAAATGGTTCAACAATTAAAGCTATTGGTGGACTTGTTATTTCTGGAGTTAAGGCAGGACAGGCTCTAGGAATGATTCCTTCTTCTTGTCTAGGTCCTAACTGTCCTGCTCCTCCTGCTCCGCCTGGTCCTCCTGTTCCTCCTGATGAGCGTGATCCTCCGAATATGCCTCCTAATGATCCTCCTCCGCCAGGTCAACTAAGTGATGACGAAATTCTAAACCTACGTCCAGAGAAACATCTAAAAGCAAAGATTAAGGTTAATGGAGTTAAAGTTGACAATCCTGATTATATTTCTGATACTGTTTGGATTCAACGGTATAGACAGGAACACTATGGAACACCAACTCCACCACCTACTGTTGGACCAGGTGCGTTAGCTACACCTAATGATGTTAAGGTTGATAATATACCTACCGCAGATCCTCAAGAACCAGTAGAGATTCCAGATGAATTTACACTAGAAGGTGATACAATTCAAGACTATGTTCCTATGAATGCTGAGGAAGAAGAAGTCATACCCTTTACCTTTGATGGTGAAGGAGAACAAGAGGGTGAACAAGTGAATGTCCTAGGTGAAGTAGTTCCCGAACCAGTTCCTGTACCAGCTGAACCTCCTAAGCCTATAACTAAACCCGCTGGTACACCTTTGACTGATGACGAAATTCTAGACCTACGTCCTCCAGAGAGTCTAAAAGCAAAGATTACTGTTGATGGAAAGAAGGTCAATAATCCTAAATATATTTCTGATACTGATTGGATTCAACAATATAAGGCTAATCTAGCTAAACTTCCCGATACACCTCCAACCACTGGTGAGCTTATAGCACAGGGTGTTGAGCCAATTAAAGCTGTAGAGCAAGTTCAGGCTGCGAATGAAGAGATCGCGGACTATGTACCTTCCGCAGAGGCAGAAGAAGAGGTTCTTAATGAAGATGAGATCGCGGACTATGTACCTTCCGCTGAGGCAGAGGAAGAGGTTCTTTTTGATGAGGAAGTTGCTCCTAAGACAGATGAGATTGTGGACTATGTACCTTCTGCTGATATAGAGGAAGAGGTTCTTGTTGATGAAGCTCCTGTTGGTATGGTGCTAGACCAAGAAGAAGCGCCTGTTGGTATGGTGATTGATGAGGACAAGGAGGAGAAGGAGAAGGAGAAGGAGCTACTAGATACTAATAAATATGTTTTTGAGATACCAGGTGAGGGATGTTCTAGACACTTTCAGGAAGAAGACTTAACTGGTGGAGCAGAAGGAGGTGACGAAATTGAACCCCTTATTGAAGGAGATGTAACCTCAAATCCTTTTGGATCTATGAAGACTGTCAAGGAGTATCCTTTTATTCCCAAAACACACCGAGGAACTAATTTTATAGTAGATTGTTATGCCGCAAAGAATCCTGAAGTAGCAACAGCTATGGGTAATGATCCTGATAGATTAACCAGTCACTGGATTGAGGAAGGTTCGAAACAGGGACTTGACGCAGATTGTGGTC